GTAAGATTAAAGAGGCTATCGACACAGCTATGGATAGGTATGAGCGTACTGTCACACCCGATGAGGTTGAGGCATTGTTCATGGCTAACAATCCTACGCTGACTACAGCACAGAAGCAGGGCTATGCCTCTATGTTCTCTTCTATCAAGCGTGAGCAGCCAATGGGTAGTGACGTAGCACAAGAGGTGCTGTCCAAACTATTCCAGCAGGTTGTTGGCGAGGACGTTGCTAACATAGGCTTCGACATGGTGAATGGTGACAGTGCCACACTTGAGAAGCTACGCAACTTGCTTGAGCGTTATGGTGATGACTTCATTCCCAACCTCAACATTGAGTGGGATGACATCTCTATTGAAACACTCATGGCTAAAGCTGAACTGGAAGCCAAGTGGACATTCAACATACCAAGCGTAGTACGTAAGGTAGAGGGCGTGTCAGGTGGTCAGTTGATTGAGGTAGGCGCACGGCCTAACACTGGTAAGACATCCTTCCACGCCAGCTTGATTGCAGCACCGGGTGGCTTTGCACATCAGGGTGCCAAGTGCATCATCCTGTGTAACGAGGAGCCTACTCACCGTGTCGGTGCCAGATACTTGACTGCCGCTGCAGGTATGACTGCACGTGAAGTGCGTGACGACATGGGCAAGGCCAAGTCACTGTATGAACCCGTGATGAATAACATCAGGATTAAAGATGCAGGTGGTCGTGACATGGCTTGGGTTGAATCAGTCTGCAAGGCTAACAACCCTGACATCCTTGTGCTTGACATGGGTGACAAGTTCGGTGTGGCAGGTAACTACGCCAGACCTGATGAGGCACTCAAGGCTTGTGCTATCTATGCACGGCAGATTGCCAAGACATACGACTGTGCTGTATTCTATATGTCACAGTTATCTGCAGAGGCAGAGGGTAGGTCACAGCTTAATCAGTCTATGATGGAAGGCTCACGTACAGGTAAGGCTGCTGAAGCTGACTTGATGATACTGATTGGCAAGTCACCTAGTGTGGAAGGCCAAGAGGAAGACAGTCCACTACGCCACATCAACATCGTGAAGAACAAGCTGAATGGCTGGCACGGTATGGTGAACGTAGAACTTAACTACCAGACTGCGAGGTATGAAGGATGAGGAAACAGTTTAATGAAGCCTTACATGGCAAGCATGACAAACCTGCTCGTGTTCGTACTATGGAATACATGCAGATACGTGGCTACGAGATATGGGAGAACCCTAATCCATATGGACAAGACTTGATTGCGGAAGGCAGCAAGGGCAAGTTCTATGTGGAGTGTGAGGTTAAGACTGTGTGGAGTGGTTCAGTGTTTCCTTATGATACACTGCAGCTACCTGAACGTAAGTCCAAGTTCTTTGACAAACCTACCCTGTTCTTTATCTGGAATAAGGAACTGTCTGATGCACTTATGTTTAAGTCTGAAGACATTAAAGACTTGACACCAGTAGAGGTATCTAATAAATATATAGCTTCTGGCGAGATGTTCTACCAGATTCCGTTAACCCTGACAGGAAAAGTAAGGATGAACAAATATGAAACTAACACTTGATGTAGAGAATACTGTCACCAAGCGTGATGGTAAGTTACACCTTGACCCATTTGAGCCTGATAACTCACTGACTATGGTGGGTATGCTCAATGACCAAGGCGTTAAACGCATCGTCACGTTTGACCACAGTGACGTAAATGCAGATGAATATGGTCATGTATTAGTGCAGGAGTTCCTTGATGCAGCTACGGTACTCATCTGCCACAATGCAGCGCATGACTTGTTGTGGCTATGGGAGTCAGGCTTCAAGTATGATGGCGCAGTATTTGACACGATGCTGGCAGAGTATGTTCTGCAGCGTGGTATCAAAGAGCCGCTATCTCTTGAGGCTTGTGCAGAACGCTACGAGTTGGACACCAAGAAGCAAGACACACTGAAGGAATACTTCAAGCAGGGCTATAGTACTCGTGACATACCACATGATGAGTTGTCTGAGTATCTGTCTGCTGACCTTCATGCTACGCAGCAGTTGTCTGACAAACTGATGTATCGTTTGAATACACCAGCAGACAGTGGCCTACGTGGTACAGTAGACCTGACCAATCAGGTAGCTGTGTGCCTAGCACGTATCTACCAGCGTGGCTTTGCTGTTGACCTATCCAAGTTGGATGAGGTGCGTGAGGAGTTTGAGAATGAGAAGCGGCAACTGACCGATGACCTACAGGCTCATGTGCGTAAGCTGATGGGTGACACACCTATCAATCTCAATAGTCCAGAGCAATTGTCTTGGGTTATCTATAGCCGCAAGGTTGTTGACAAGCAGTATTGGGGCAACGCTATTGACCCGTACATGGATGACGCAGACTTCCGCAGCCTGATTGCTGGCGGTACAGAGAAGATATACAAGACCAGTGCGAAGCAGTGTAGTGACTGCAACGGTACTGGGCAGATACGAAAGGTTAAGAAAGATGGAACACCATTTGCTAGAACAAATAAATGTACACGCTGTGATGGGGCTGGTTATCTTCTTATACCTAGTGTGGACTTGGCGGGGCTAAAGTTTAAGCCACCGTCACCAAAGTGGGCAAGTGCCAATGGCTTCAGTACCAGCAAGCAGAACCTAGAGTTGCTAGAGTCTGCTGCCAAGCAGCGTGGCATGACTGACGCTGTTGACTTTCTATACAAAGTGCGTAGGCTTAGTGCAGTGGACACATACCTATCGTCCTTTGTTGAGGGTATCAGTACATTCACGAAGCAGGATGGCAAGCTGCACGTGCGTTTGTTACAGCATCGCACAGCTACTGGTCGCTTCTCTGGTGCTGACCCTAACATGCAGAATATGCCACGTGGCGGCACATTCCCTGTGAAGAAAGTATTTGTGTCACGATTTGCTGGTGGCAAGGTAATGGAAGCTGACTTCGCACAGTTGGAGTTCCGTGCTGCAGCCTACCTATCACAAGATGAGGTTGCTATTGAAGAAGTATCTACTGGATTTGATGTACACTCATACACCGCTAAAGTTATTACCGATGCTGGTCAGCCTACGAATAGACAGGATGCGAAAGCGCACACCTTTGCACCGTTATATGGCGCAACGGGTTACGGCAGAACCAAAGCGGAAGCAGAGTATTACACCCACTTCACAGACAAATACCAAGGGGTCGCCGCTTGGCATTCCCGATTGGCTAAAGAAGCTGTGAACACAAGAAAGATTACCACGCCCAGTGGTCGTGAGTTTGCGTTTCCTGACGTGGTACGTAAGCACACTGGACGTGTCTCACACTTTACACAGATTAAGAATTACCCTGTGCAATCATTTGCTACGGCAGACATTGTGCCTATCGCATTGCTGCACATTGATGACTTGCTCAAGGGTATGCAATCGTGTATAGTGAACTCAGTGCATGACAGTATTGTTATTGACATACATCCTGATGAAGAAGCACAGGTAATCAATGTTATACAGCAGACTAATGATGTGCTACCTTATCTCATCACCCAACGCTGGGGTGTTGAGTTCAATGTGCCTTTATTATTAGAGGCAAAAATAGGCCCGAATTGGCTTGACACCAAGGACGTAACCTGATATAACTATGCATCTTACAACTGAAAAGGAGTTAATAAACATGAACGATATTACAACGATTGATACTAACAACTACGCTGAAATGGCAAAGGCTATGGGTCTTGCAAATGAGGCACCTGCACAGAAGAAACAAGGTATGTTCCTTGCCCGTCTGCGCATCAACCACTCACCTATCCTTGGCTCTGATACCATCAAGGTTAAGGGTGGTACATACAAGCTAGAGATTCCTGATGGCCCTACATACTACGCAGAGTCAGCAGTAATGCGTCCATTCATGCAACGCTTCATGTATAAGAAGTTCATCATGGGTAGTGGCGGTACACCTAATCGTTACGTCAAGACTGTCATGGCTGATACGCTTAACATGGACTTGAAAGATAACGATGGTGGCTTTAACTGTGGTAAGCCTTCTGGTTGGATTGAAGACTTTAAGTCTCTGCCGGAAGCTACTAAAGAACTCATCCGTTCTATCAAGCGTGTACGTGTAGTGCTTGGTACGGTTGAGTTGGTTAATCCAAAGGATGCAGATGGTAATCCTGTAGACATAGAGGCTACACCATTCATCTGGGAAGTAGAGAACCGTGATGCCTTCAAGACTATCGGCGGTGTATTTACACAGCTTGCCAAGATGAAGCGTCTGCCTGTGCAGCACAATGTTACGTTGAATACTGAAGAGCGTAAGCTGCCTAACGGTAATAGTTTCTACTTGCCTAACACATCCTTGGACATCACTAACACAGTGGAACTCACACAGGATGACCAAGAGAAGTTTGCTGACTTCATGGCTTGGGTGACTAACTACAACGAGTACATCATCAATGCTTACGCAGAGAAAGCGTCAAGCAAAAACGATATGGACTTGGATGAAGTAGACATTGACGGTGTGGTTGATGTCGAGTTTGAAGAAGAGGTAGCATAATGAACCATCCTGCTGAACTGGCAC